ATTAAATAATTTGCATTACCTCATCACCCATTTCTCAATGCCTTCACTTGTCACCCATTCTCACTCCTCCTCATCCGCACTTCGTTCACCGTCCTTCGTCTGTCGTTCATCATCCATCGTCAGTCCTCTCATCTCATCCTCTTCCACCACATTTCCCTGAAGATCCACCACTTCTAGCTTTCCTGGGAATAATGCTAACAATGCATAATACCCATCAGAAGCAGTCTGAATCACTGTATTTTCTTTCCATAAATACTCCTCTACCTCTATCTCCTCAGTAACTCTTACTCGATGTATATTAGGATCAAACTTTGCCATCGTTACAGTTTATGTATGGTACATGTGTACCTTGATGTTATTAAAAATAGATCTGGATCATCGCTATAGATCTCAGGATCTTGCCCCTGGAATACTAGGTTATTTACATAGTGTCCAGCTACATTTTCATGTGTCCTTCCATCTAGCCTGTCGTATATCAGCTGCTGGATCTCATCGCACTTGTCAGGATCTTCAGCTACTACAGCGATCTCGAATTCTACTTTAAATGTCCTCTGCGCATCACCTCCCTTAAGATGTATAGGCTCTATACTCTTTCTAAATCTCACAGCTGGATAGCTCACCTTCTGCGGTATCCTAATAGGATAGATAGCCTTACCCCCTTTAGGATCATTGGCCAACTCGTTAGTAATAATAGACTCAGTGCTGATCAGGCTATATACCACTGCATTATAGTTACTCATAACCCCAGTTCTTTTTGAAGTCCATGTATTACATCTCTAGCTACTCGCCCATTAGTAGCATTCCATGTATCAGCGATATAATTCCTGTCATCAGGCTTAAAATTGTCCTGGAATATCCCATACCATCCATCCACTTTTCTCTTATTTCTAAATACCCCTTTTCCCTTTCCAACCTTTAGGATCTTAGGCCCGATAAAAATGCTCCTAAACTTATTAGTTCCTCTGAATTGGAGCTTTTTAAAGGATCTCAGCAAGTTTCCTGGATGATACTCAGCCACTACCTCTCCACCACTATACCTCTTCACTACTCTATTAGCTCTAGGAGTAGACCTACTATGCATAGCATTTGTATATGGCTTTGACCCTTCAGTCAGGATTTTCCTAACCTTCTTAGGACTCAGCTTTCTGATCAGATCTTTATTCTTTTTAAAGAACTGGTCAGCATCGACTAATATGTCAAACTTCTCTGCCATCCTATTCCACTAAAAATGTTTTTACTTCCATTGCTTCTTGATATCCTAGCTCTTGTACACCTTCCACATTATATCTTCTGCCATCCTCGTCCTCTATATGCCAGTCAGCTCCCACTTCAGCATCATACCACATTCTCCAGTTCACATACTTCCTCTCCTTCTCCTGGTATTCACTCTCATCTTCACTACTCACGCCTTCTCTCTTCTCGGCCCTCACAGTCTTATGTATTACATAAGCCTCAGCAGGATAACCTGAAGGAGATCTAGCAGCAGTTGCATCAGGCTTCAGCAGATCTACTCTCCAGTACATCTGACCTACATCTATCAGCCCCTTCATTATACCACCCTTCCTTCTCATATTCCTCCTACATTAGGCACTATCCTAGTGCATAGCCACTTGTCCACAGCTGTCTCCAGCTTTTCTGGTGGATCATCTCTATAGACATACATCTTTACTACTAGCCATGCTATCATCTGTTTCAGATCCGCTATGGTTTCATCAGCAGCTTCATGCCCTATAGTCACCTCTACTTTCACTTGCTTGATCTGATCAGTAGCCAGGTCAGGCAGATCTACATCACCTACATAGGCCAGCATCGGTATCAGATGGGTATCGTCCAGCTCATAGTTAGCTTCTCCCAGCACTGTATAATCAGTGGTATCCTCAGCCTTATACTCTACCTTATCTATAGACAGTATCGGCAATCTGCCAAACTCATGACATCCTCCAGCCTGATCATACCACCCTCCAGCATATCCTTCACCAGTTCCTTTCTGTATAAATAAGCTCGTCTTAGCTTCCAGCATACCCTGAGCAGCCTTGATGAGTCGAGTAATATCGTTATCATCACCAGCAAATCCCTCCCTATTCAGATAGGACTTCGCCTCATCTAAACTCAGTATAGGATCTCCAATATATGTCAGTCGCTTAATTCTCATTGTCAGATTACCTTTTACCGTCTATCCGTAATGTCTGTTACTCTTCAACCCCAGCCTCAGCCGTTGTCTCTTCTTTTTTCTCTTCTTCCTCGATATATCCCTTCACCAACATCTCTTCCTTCAGCTCCTTATCTTTTATATCAACATAATCTCCTGGATAATTAGAAATACCGAAAGCTCCTATCAGTGGCTTCTTCACGATTAATTTTTTCTTCTTTGCCATCTTATTTTTACTACCAATGAATAAATAAGTAGGATGAGCATTAACACCCATCCTACTGTTCGTGAAGGCATTAAAGTGGGTGACTTTAATACCTTACACGTATTATGCAGTTAAGTCTATATCCGTAATGGACACAAAACTCTTCTCCCTCTCTACGATAAAGTCCCACCAGCTATGTGCGATGATCTTCATCTGAGCATCATCAGCTACAGTGTACGGATCTACCAATAGAGACATTCCACCCCACTGACCTATCGTAAGATCTCCCCAGTTTCCATATAGCAATGAGTTTAGAGCTGTGCCAGTTCCTTTTGTACCATCACTAGGCATCTGAGTGGTCGTATAAAATGTTCTCCCTGGAGCAAACTTGTCATATAAGAATATTCCAGATCCAGCATCTACTGGAGTCGTCATCAACTCTCCCCACACGCCAGGTGTAGTAACCCATCCCAGTCTACCCTGCTCAGCATTGTCATCCTTAAGAGCGACCATCACCTCTACCAGCTTATCCCATGTGATAGCACCACCATTAACTCCTATCGCTACATTAGTTATGCCTTGACTCAAGATGCCTGTAGGCACATTGCCAGCACCAGAGCCATTTAAAATTGTAGCATCCAGCTTGATCTGAATAGACTCTATGATTTTTCTTCTCATGAATGACTCAGCACTGATGCTTGACTGGATAGCCCACTGCATTCCCCAAAATGACTTTGCTGAAAGTCGATTAGGAGATAGAGAGATTTTATCAAAGTTCGGCTCTGTCTCAGTTGTACCGCCAAACTCTCCTTCCCAGGTAGCAGTCAGATAGTCCTTATCACGCGGAATTTCTACATTCCCTTGTAGTCCGTACATCGTTCTAGCCCCCAATCTTGACACTACTAAATCAGGTAAGAATGGGTCTACCAATCTTTGTGACAGATCCGTAGCCACAACTTCGGGCCCTTCTGTAGCTGTAGTCACGTTTAGTGCTCTCTGCTCACTCGATGGAGTCATAAATACACTAGGAATGTGAAATGCTCTGGATGGCAGATTGAGCTTCAGCTCTCTGGCTTCTTTCTCTGCTTCCTGGTGCATCTCCAGCTCCACTCCTGTCTGAGTCTGACCATTATACCTCGTCTGCACAGCTTTCAGAAAAGAATATCTTTTCTTAATCCTGTTTTGCTCACCTTGCTCTCCTCCAGTTGCAGCAGCTCCTGGTATCACAGCTGGTGGATTATTCATTTCACTGGCTGCTCTCTGACCTAATATGGCCTCTCTTTTCTCAGCTGCTCTGATAGCTAGTGCCAGAGTGCCTGTCTTTTCGTCCAGTTCAGCCTCTAGTGCTCTTAATCTGGTCTGTTCATCATCCGTAAAGGCTCTTTCACCTGCCTCTGCTGCATCACATAATGCCTTGTAAGCGTCGAGTTTCGTCGCTCTTTCCTGTCGTAATTCCGCTAAAGATTTCATTGCGATTTTAATTTTGATTTAAAAAATGGTAATACCTACATCGAGCGACCCCGACACTAGGATGTATTACTCTTGATCCTTGATCACCCATCTTTATCACGCCTCCTTTAGCTATGTCATCAGCTGCAATCCCTTCACCTGGATCTAGCCGTTTCAGTTCGTTTTTTATGTAATTATTCGTGTCATCCACATCTCTTTTAAATGCCTGTTTGTATGATCCCACATGCACCAGACTCCACTCCAGCAGCTCTCGTCTCCCATAGTGATATACTTCTGGCTCACCCTTTTCAGGATCTCCCATTCTCCCAGCTTCCATAGGAGCAAATCCCACACTTGCCATCTTTATAGTGCCTCTCTCCACATGACCTCTAACCTTATCAGCCAGCAGGTTATGACCTCGCTCAGGCCACTCAGCTTCAGCTACCATAAACCGATTGTCAAAAAATATTCTAGACTCTCCCAACGCCACATCTGGATCATCACTGAATGTACTGTGCATCCAGTAGAATACACCGTTATAATCCTTTAGCTCCCACTCGTCTGCTGTGAGAACAGTCCTGTGCCTATCTACAGCTTCACCTGAGATCACGATCTCAAACTTGCCATCACTTATAGCCCTTACTTCTGTTTTATGAAAGCTCCTTTTCATCAGCTTCTAGTTTTAATTTTTGATTTAGATGGCTACCTTCCTGGAAGCCTTTAAATTTGTTCCTTTCATAGTATGGCTCAGCGTAGTAAAGCCTAGCTGCACCAGTGGCTCATCACCACCCTCTATAGGATTGAAGCCTTCACGTTCTCTGATCTCATTAGGAGTAATAGCACCCATCATGGCTCTGTACAGCTCTCCTCTTTCCTTAGCTGTAGCCATAAGCACATAGGTAGAGTCGTAGTGGACAAATAGCACTCCTCGCTCATTCTCGAAAAATATCTTGTGGTTATATTCCTGTTGCCTCTTCATCACAAGAGCATTTACAGGAGACTGCCACAGCTCTTTGTTGTATTGCTCCAGGGTATTGTAACTCTCACTGTCTTTATTGCCCAGGTGTCCAGGCTTCAAACCCATGATCAGAGCTGCCTCCTGGAGAGATAGGTCGCTCAGCTCTGCAAATTGCCAGTCTTTAAAAGGTAGATCCAGCTGCTTAAATTCAGCATTATGCTCCAGTGCCAGGATCTTACCTGTATTCTTGACACCACCATACCATTTCCTGATCCTGTCAGACAGCTTATTAGCATCACTATCAGATAGCTTTCCAGCCCACTTGATCCAGCCAGCCAGGAATAAGCCAGACTTGTACATGTTGTCTACCATAGATCTCCTCCTCAGATCCGTACTCACTGCTTTCCTTGTCACCATAAATCGTGACACAGCTTTCAGATCCTCCATATTCTCCACCTCATCCATGATATGTATCATGTCAGTGTATGGCACACTCTCTGCTGTCCTATGGTTTTTATACCAGATCTCTTTGACCAGCCTCGTACTCCCATCCTCCATAGGCACATGTGCCTCTATCTCTTTCACCTCTACATTGCCAGGATGCCACAGCTCGATAGCTGTCACCTTGCCATCATAAGGATCTCTATGTATGCGCTCATAGCTATTGCCATAGATATACATCCAGGCCACAGCTATCTTCTCATGCTGTATAGCAGTCATCCTCTCTGATGGTCTGGCACTGATCATGTATTGTAGATTGTGATCCAGAGCCAGCTCAGATCCTTGAGGTAGTCGCCTTCGTATGGATTTTGGACATGAGGCTATCATGTCCGTGATCAGATTGATACAGTAAAATATGGCTGGGATACCCTTAGCATTGTAAGGATTCACACCATTATTGCTACTCTCCATGATGCTGAGCAGCTTCAGTGCATCTGTAGTATTACTGAATGGATCTATAGACCTCGACTGTACCTTCAGAGATCTGCCAGACAGTTTCCTAGATATGACTTGTGGTATTTCTGACCATTGCATGACACGAATATCATCAGATCATATTTCACCAAAAAGTCATGTGATTAAATTAGTGCTAAGTAGTTTGGTTTACGTATTATTCCCCCAGTTGGTATGTAACTCGCAAACGCCTTAGAATTAAAATAACAATACACAATATTTTATGGCACATAAAAGCGTATTATTCAAAAAAATATTGCGTTTATATAGGTGTTAACCACAATTAAGATAGCGTTTAGCATATTCGACACCCATATCAAAAGCATCAGTCAATTTTCTACGTTCTACCCATTTAGAATTGCAAGGGTCTTTTACTACTTCTCTTGCATAGTTTAAACC